AGGGTATGAGCTAAATGCGTATGTACTCCAAAATGCTGTGCCAATAGATGCTGGCACTGTAGTACCTGGGAAAGATCCTGTTAGTGTGTATGTGCCATTATATGTTGCACCACAATTACTAACTGTTATTGATTGACCTGTAACAAATATGCCAGGGTTTGCTAATACTAAAGTTGCTACGTTATTGCTAATAGATGAGCCCACTACTGGGGCATCGTTATGCCATAAATAACCTTGTATTAAATCTTCTGCTGATTGACAGCACTCTTCTACAGTTGCATCACTGTATAAACTGCCAATACCTAAGTTGCTGCGCAACTCGGCTGTTGTAACCATTGTGGCTGGCATGCTGTCCTCTCTTAAAAAGCTCCCTAGGGCTAGGGCTACTAAACCCTAGGGATTATTAAATTAACTAACTTATTAGGTTAGGTTGAAACGGCGAACGCCACCTTGTACTAATACACCAACGGCCATGTAGCCATATAGTGATGTCTCGATCTCGCCTGAAGTTGGAATGTTTGTTGACAGACGTAGAATTGGTGACTCGTAAATTGATACTGCTGAAGGTACAACAATAAATGCTGACTCATCAATTACAGTAGATACTGCGTTTGGATCTACGTATAGATCTAAACCAAGTACGTTACCGCGTAGTGAACGTGGTGATGCTTGTCCTGCTGCGTTCATTGGTTGTGATGCTGTGTAAATTGGGCGATCAGTTGTGTCTTTAGCACCAATTAACAGATTCCATTGTCCAGTACCTGCGATGTAAGCAGTTGCTAACTCACCTGTTGCAAGGTATGCAGCTGGTGCTTGCTCTGCTACGTATGCAATAATGCCGTTAGATGTTGCAGCTTGTGGGTTAGCTTGTGCGCCACCTGCTGTTAATGCTGCAATTACTGCTGCATCTGTTGCCTTATTATAGGCTCGGGTCATATTTTCAAGCATAGCCTGAAAAAAGTCAGGCGAAGATCTTTCAAGGACCTCTAAACTGTAGCGTTGTAATCCACTGTATTTTTTAACTGTTAGATTCACATAGCTTGAAACAATACCTTGCTCTGAAGGTGCGCCTGCTTCTGCAGTCTCTGCAACTGTACCTGATGTAGTGATCTTTGGTACTGAAATTGTCATGCCTGCTGCTGGTAATGCACGTGATCCGATTGCATCAATAGCTGGGCGTGATCCAATTAAAGTATCTACTACTGTAGGTACAAACTGTGTTGGATTAAATGCTGGGTTAGTAGTAAAACTGTCATCTGCAGCGGTTAAATATTTTGCTACATCTGCTTCTGCTTTCATTACCCACTGTGCTGATTCGTAATTACCTAATTTTGCTTTAATGCTGTGTTCTAGCATGTGAGCTTGTGTTTTAATTGGTGAGCGAGGCTCTGTATAGAATGATGCACTGATTGTTGGGCGTGCAGCCTCTACTGGAGCAACCTCTACCACTGGCACTGCTGTTGGCTCGGTGGTGTTGTCCACTTGTGCCTCACTTTCCGTAGTTGGTTGGATTGTTGCATCCGCTTCGCCTTCGCTAGCGGCAACTTTAGTTACTTGTGCTTCTGTAAATGCTGGTGATTCAACCAGGCTTACTTCTTTAAGCATCGCTTTAGTTACATAAATATAATCTTTTTTCTGTGATGATTTAATTACATCTACGCCTACAGATAGGCCATCTATTAACTGCTCTGATGCTAGCATTAACGCATCTGATCCTTGCATGCTTGCGCTGATCTTAAAGCTAGCGTAGATACCATCTTCTGCCTCATTAAACTTCTGCATACGGCCAATAGGTCTGTCGTTTTGATGTTGCATTAACATCTTAATTTTGCCGGGATCGCCTACGTCTATTGACCCTTTAGCAAACACTACTTTTCCTACGCTGGTGTTACCCGGTACTTCAAAGGGCACAATTTTGCCAGCAATAATCCTGCGCTCGCCGTCTGCGCTTTCAATCTGGCTACTGAACGTAAGTAACATCGCCGCTCTCATTTCCGTTAGGTGTTAGATCTTCCATTTCTTTTGCTTGCTCTAGGTCTATAAGTCCTAGTGTTAACATCTTTTCTATTGTCTCTAATCTTGCTTTATCGTCTGTTCGTAAGAATGTTTCTGAAATATTGAAGCGCACTGTATGTCCTGCGGCTGTGACGTCATTCATACTGAGTCTGTCCTCAATAGCACAGATGTAAGGCTGTAGTGAATAAGCAACAAACTCTTTACGGCCATCAATAATATTTTGGTAAGTCATGCTGTTATTCATATCAGCAGAAATGTAATAAGCCGGTACGTTCATAGCACGTGCGATCTGAGTAGCCAGATATTGTGATGCTTCGTTATACATCATATCTTTAGGGCTAAATCCGACAGTTTCGTAAGATAGTGTGCTAGTTAGGTATGCAGTAGATCTAGATTGACGTGCTTGCTTCCAAGCTGCTAATAATCCTTGTACTTGTGCTTCTGGCATATCTGCGCCAGTGTTTTTTAGGAATCCTGTTGCCATTGGTGTCTGTGCTGCTACAGCTGCAGCCTTTTCTAAATCTAATGCGCTTTGTATTGTGCGACCTGCAGTTTGTAATACACCTTGTGTTAATCCTTGAAATGTAACTAATGATCCAACGCCGACCATAGGAACTTTTTCGTTATCTACTGTGTAATATAAAACTTCTGTACCTAATGGATTTAATTGTGCAACTACTCGTGTGTTGTTAATCCATTCAAAACGTGCTGGCCTCAAATCATCTGCATACACTTCTGTAACGCGCCAATATGCAACGCCGTAGAATATAAGACTATCGACAGTCCACGAAATAGTGACGGATCGTGGCTGTCGAATATCTGGCTGCTCGCACCAGAGTGGCTTCGCTAATTCTTCGCCTGTAGATTTTCTATACAGCTCTAATGGTAAATAGCCTATAACACCTTTAATTAAATTAGCACATCTGTTGACTGCAGGTACTTGTGTTGCAAGTGTGCGATCCATAGGACCTGCACCAAATGTGTTATATCCAAAACCGATTAAACTATCGCCCATAACGGCAGGGGCGTATTGCGCTTGAACGGATTCTTTTTTATTATTTATACCCAAAGCAGACAATAGACCCATAGATATACTTTATACCATAAAACGGACTAAAGGTGCAAGTTAAACAAAGATTTGTGCAGTTTTTTGAGGTTTAGTCAATTCTGACACCACCATAGCCAAAGATATAGCAGCTGTAACATCTCCAGCCGACTTACGCCTAATAATGCGCCAACCAGCATCATTTGTTTTAGCAGCGCAGTTATTAAGGTGCTGTACTAAATCAGCTTGTCCAGAATGGACTATTCGGTTATTGGCTAAGCCATCTGCTAAATCTGAGCAAGCCTGGTAAAACGCTTGGCCGCTAACATCTTGCATACGCCATCCGCTTTGTTCTAATTTTGTGGCTATTGTTTGTGTGGCGTACTTGTCAAAACAGATTATATGTGGGTGATACTTTCTTGCCCACTCATTTATGTCACTTGCCATCTTAACTTCATCTATTGCTATATCGCTATGCCAAAGCTGTGCAAGTCCTACAGCTACTTTCCCATCTTTTATCTGACCCATAACCAAAGCGCCAGAACGTCTAGTAGGTGCAATATCAAAGGCCATTATAGTCTGAGGGCCGACAGGGATTTCTAACGTGCTATCACTACATGCTTCGATAGATCCATATACCCATGGGCTTTGTGTGCTATCTACCCACTGGCATAACATTTCAGTACGTGTAGCTTCTATGCTGTTTGTATTTACAGCTTCTTCTAAAGTTTCTTCTGTTACTAAATATCCTAATGCTGGATTAGCCATAGCCCAGGCTTTGCGATCATTAATCTTACAGTGTTGCGGTGCTGACCATTCATAATAACCCAAAGTCGCTGGTGGGTAAGATAATGAGCGCTCTCTTAAATCGTTTAATACTGTACTAAATCCATCACCTGCGTTACTTGTCATTAATGTCATTGAGTTAGGCCTTGCACGTGTTACTGGTAATGCAGCTGTAAAAGCTTCTTCTGACCATTCACGTAATTCATCTAAATATAAGAAATCTGCGGTCTTACCCCGGGGCGCATCTCTAGTAGCTGCGGCTATCTCATACCTAGCACCATTTTTAAG